ACCAAGTCAACCCGCAGATCAAGGACATGATGGAGGACATCGCCCAGGTCCAAAACCGGATCCAGCGGACCTACTACAACGATATCTTCCAGATCATCAGCCAATATCAGACCCGCTCGAATGTGACGGCAGTGGAGATCGATCAACGTCGGGCGGAAGCCTTCCTGATGCTTGGGCCTGTCTTCGAGCGCCTACAGCAGGAACTCCTCGGGAAGGCCATTGATCGGACCTTTGCTATAGCCAATCGAGCGGGTCTGATACCACCTGCGCCACCAGAGGTCCAAGGCCAAGGCATGAACATCAAGTACATGTCCATGCTGGAGATCGCCCAATCTGCCGCCACCGCTGGAGGCATTGAACGTATCTTCGCCTTGGCTGGCAACGCCGCCGCTATAGACCCGGCCATCGTGGACGGGATCGACTTCGACTATGGCCTGGACAAGATGAGCTACCTGTTGAACAACGACCCCAAGCTCATCCGCTCACCAGAACAACTCCAACAGATCCGTCAGAGCCGTGCCCAGCAGCAGATGCAACAGGAACGTGCTGCCCAAGCTGAGCAGCTTGCCAAGGGCGCTAAGGTGCTGTCAGAGACCGATATCGGCGGTGGCCAGCAAGCGCTGAGCCAAATGTTAGGACGTGGCCCATGACCAGATACACCTACAAGCTCATAAACGTACCCGAAGGCGACATCGAGGTCCTAAACGAAGCCGGTGCCGATGGCTGGCAGGTCGTGAACGTCTTCGAAGGCTCCTACCATGACGATGCGCCTTGGTTCCGGGTCCTGGTGATGAAGGAAGCCCCACACGAGGAACGGCCACGGGATCAGGCTGGTAGGTGGGTCGGGGATAGGTATGGTAGATGACATTCACCTTGAGGAGCGTCGAAGAGCCCGAGAGGACGCTAAGGCCGCCAAGATCACTGAGCGTAATGCTCGGCAGGTCCTTCGTGGCATTATGTCTACTCCAGCTGGCCGCCAGTGGGTGTTCGACCTTCTCGGAACGTGCCATATCTACACCACCTCCCATACGGGCAACGCCCTTAACACCGCCTTCTCTGAGGGCGAACGGAATATCGGACTTAACATCCTTGGACAGATCATGGTGGCCTGCCCAGATCAATACCTAGCCGCAATGAGGGAAGCAAATGGCCGAGACAGTGCAGCCGAGTCCCGACGGAGTCGAGCGAACGGCAACGGGGACGATAGTGGATCAGGCGAAGCCCCTGACGACGGAGACGCCAGCGGCAACGAGCGACTCCTTACTACCGAAGACCGAGAGCGAATCGAAGCCGGAGGAGACGTCGAGCCTATTGAACCAGAAGCCCGCTGAGGGAGCGCCTGATTCATATGCCCAGTACAAGCTCCCCGATGGGTTCGAGCTCCCAGAGGAGACGTCCAAGGAGATCAATGGGATCTTCAAGGGCATGAATCTCTCTCAGGCGAGCGCCCAGCAACTTGTTGATTTGTACGTCAAGCACACTACCGAAGCTCAGTCCCGCCCCTTCGAGGCCTATAAGGCCATGCGACAGGAGTGGGTTGAACAGGCCAAGGCTCACCCCGATATCGGCGGGAACTTGGACCGAGTCAAGACTACCATCGGCCGTGCCCTGGATGGTCTTGGCGATGCCGCACTGGCTAACGACTTCCGAGCAGCGATGGACCTCACAGGCGTTGGAGATCATCCAGCATTCATCCGCGCCTTCTATCGCATGGCTCAGAAGCTCACAGAGGGCAGCCACGTATCCGGGCAAGGGCCAGCCCCGGTTGCGCAGCCAGGGACGAGGCCTACAGCGGCTTCAGCCCTATATCCCAACCTGCCATCAGCGGGGTAACCCATGGCAATTATTGGAGCGCTGGCCCTAACATACGCTGACTGGGCCAAACGGATGGACGACGGCTACCGCGTGGCTGTCATCATCGAACTGCTCTCCCAGACCAACGAGATCCTAGAGGATATGTTGGTTATGGAAGGCAACCTTCCCACAGGCCATAAGACCACGGTCCGAACTGGCCTGCCACAAGCTACTTGGCGCCTGCTCAACGTAGGCGTGCCGAACGCCAAGTCCACCACGGCACAGATCGTCGATACCTGCGGCAACCTTGAAACCTACGCAGTGATCGACAAGGACGTAGCGGACCTCAATGGCAACACCGCGGAGTTCCGGCTCTCCGAAGTCAAGGCCTTCCTCGAGGGCATGAGCCAGCAGGTAGCGGCTACGCTGATCTACGGCAACCAGTTCCTGAACCCGGAACGGTTCACTGGGCTGGCGCCTCGCTACTCCACGGTAACGGCCGCCAACTCCCAGACCGCGGCGAACGTCCTCGACGGCGGTGGCACCAGCACCACCAACACCTCGATCTGGATCACAGTTTGGGGCGTTGACACTGGACACGCCACGTTCCCCAAAGGCAAGATCACCGGCCTCCAACACCGGGATATGGGTGAGTGGCCGGTCACCGATTCTGCTGGGAACACCTACCAAGCCTACCGTGACCACTTCAAGTGGGAGATAGGCTATGTGCTCCGTGACTGGCGCTATACGGTCCGCATCTGCAACATTGACGTCACTCAGCTTACCGGCGTTAGCGCAGCGAACCTGATTAACCTCCTCGTCAGGGGACTGTATAGGCTGCCCACTCAGCCTGTTAGCGCCGGTACCATCCAGACCTCCGACACCCCGGAGATCCGGGCCAACATGGGCCGTACGGTGATCTACTGTAACCGTGTCGTCCGAACCTACCTCGATCTCCAGGCAATGAACAAGACCAACGTCCTGCTCCGCATCGAGGAGTTCGATGGCAAACCCATCACGACCTTCCGGGGTATCCCCGTCAGAACCTGTGACAGCATATTGAATAATGAGGCCCGAGTGACCTAGCCATGCTTACAGGAACCCAACTGGAGGCGTTGCACTACGAGCCGGAGACCGGCGTGTGGATCTGGATAAGTCCCCCCAACCACAACGGTGATCTCAAGGGCAAAGTAGCAGGCAATGTCGGCGCAGATGGCTATAGGAAGATCCGTATCAATGGGTCTCTCTACGTAGCCTCTAGGCTAGCGTGGTTATGGATGACTGGCGACTGGCCTGAGAACGAGATCGATCACATAGATCGAGATCCGTCGAACGATGCGTGGTCCAACCTACGTGAGGCCACTAGCTCCCAGAATAAATGGAACCGTGGAGGAGAAGGCCTCCGTGGGATCTATCGCTCTGGTAGCAGGTGGTGGGCGATGGCTGGGCGCAACAACTATCTTGGCACCTTTGACACCGTTGAAGAGGCATCGAGAGCTAGAGACCTCGCCGCTGCCCAGATGTCAGAGGGCTTCGCCATCCTCAACGAAAGGGTGTAACCATGGCAATCCTTGACAGACTACTCACCTTCACTGGCAACGTGGCGACCGGCACGATCGTTGATTCCAGCTTCGCCGCGTCAGGCGACGCTAGCAACATCATCGACCTGGGCCTCAACTACCCAGGCGTCCCCGCCAACACGGCCACCACTGCATTGGGCGGCGCAAGGGACATCGGCGTCGGCGACGATCCGATGCTTAAGCTGCTGATCCAGGTAGTGACACCGTTCACCACCTCGGCGAACACGCTCACGTGCTCTCTTAGCGGGGCACCAGGTACAGCAGGTGACTTCGCCACGCCACCGACCCCAGGCGCGTTCACCACCATGTGGACCAGCCCGGCCGTGGCGGCGTCGTCGTTGCTGGTCCCAGGCGTGTACCTCGCCAACGTGGATGTCCCTCGACAGATCCCCGGCCAACCAATGCCGAGGTTCCTCAAGGTCACGTTCACCGTGAGCGGTGCGTTACCCGGTGGCGGCTCGGTCTACGCCGGTATCGTCATCGACCGTTGGGATCAGCCTTGGGGTGGTACTGCTGCTGCTCCGTTCCCGTCTGGCTACGTCCCAGGCGTTGTGGTGGCCAACTGATGAACCGCAAGTCCGTGCTTCTGGTTGGGGCGGCAGTCGCTGCCCTGGCCGGGACCTGGGTCTTAGCACAACCCTTCAGTGGGCCCCTTAGCGGTGGAGAGCTTCTCAACATCCAAACCTCGGGTGGCCAAGGCCTCACTGTGCCGCTGGTCGTCGCCCTTGGTATGGTGGCGCCAAGGGCGATCTCAGCCACGACCGGCACTCAAGCTACATTCCTCACCGACCAGAACATCATCTTGACCGGTGCAGTGACGGCCCTAACCATTACCCTCCCCAATCCAGCCAACAACGGGGAGATGATACA